AGTTCCTTGATCTCCGGATACCGGGAGCCGTTGCCCAGGTACTTCTTTGCGATGTCCCAAAGGGTATCGCCCTTGACCACGGTGTGTACCCGATAGGTTTCCTCCACCTTCTGCTCGGCAGGATAGATGGAAACGCCATCATTGGTAAACACAAAGTAGCCGGGGTTCTTGTCGGCGGCGTTCTTGGCATTGGCAAGAATACGGTAAGCGCCGATCTGCGACTTGCTGTCCTTCCAGGACTTCCGCACTCGGTAATAGCCCTCGGTCAGCTTCTCGGGATAGGTGTCCGGTTTAACGGAAGGTTCAGGCTTGGCAGGAGCAACTTCCTTCTCCTTTTCCTCGGCGGACAGGAGTGCCTTGACAGCCTCACGGAAGGTGTCCATCGACTTGCCGTGCTTGGGGAACCAGTGCATCACATCGCCGTGGTTGGAAGCAACGCCCTGGCGGTAACCTTCGCTGTGGCAGATGATGTTTTTCTCGGTCAGCCCGTACAGCTTACACAGATAGGCACAAAGTTCAACGGCCTCCTGATACACCTTCTTGAAGTAGGTAGTATCAGCAAGGCCGTCCTCACAGATCTCAAAACCGATATGGGTGTTGTTGGCGGAGCCACCTGCGTGCCAGCCTCGGTGGTCCCAAGGCAGGGTCTGATAGGTGGCAATCGTGCCGTCCTTCAGCTTGCCGATGAAGCCGTGGACACAGACTTCTCTGCCGCCGGGATGGTAGGTGTTCCAATGGTTGTTATACTGGTTCTCACCCAACAGACCATCATCGGGACCCACATAGCGACGCAGATTGGGGTTGTTGGCACCGGTGGAATGCACCATAATGCCCTTGACCGTGATTTTCTTACCTGCCTTATAACAGGCATTTTCCGTAAAAATCAGCTTATGCAGATTCATTATCAGTTACCTCCTTAGTAGTCTTGGTGAGCTGCTTTGCCACCTGATTGGTGCCGGTGGCAGACAGACCGCTGGCCGCGCCGATAACAATGGCCACGAGCAGGTTTTCCGTTCCCATAGTGCCGGGGACAAGATAGAACGCCACCACACCGCAGATGCCGCCGAGCAGGCAAGCGATCAAGGGAATGAACCGGGTGAACTTACCGGTGCCACCCAGGGCGGTCTTGGTAACGTCAATAATGGTGTACACGATGGCAACCAGTGCGGGGATAGTAGTAAAATCAGTCATAGTGAAAGTTCCTCCTTATTTGTGAGCTTGTTTGTTGATGTGCTTTTCCAATTGGTTAATGGCTTCCGTCACAGGACCATTACAGCCTTGCTCCTTCAAGCCCATAAGGCAAGCCAAAACACCGTGTACCAATACGGTCTGCTCCTCCTTGATGGACTTGATGTCCTTGTCCTGTTTTTCCTGTTTCAGAAACCATTTGTGGATGGCGAAGATTGCACCGAATACCACACCTAAAGCGGTAATCGTTGCCGCCAACGCAGTGAGATCCATAGCCGTTTCCTCCTTCCTTAAGTAATCCATTCCGGCCATTCTGGGACAACGAGTGTATCTGTAACCGCCAACCATGCGGCATACCACACTTGAAGCTCTGTCCGCTGGGCTGCTGACAGATTGTCATACCAAAGTTGCCCACGATTGATAACAGAAAAGCACTCCCTCTCTCTGCGTACCCGGAGATCGTCCAGTAACGCATCGTTTTGGAGTGCTTTATCTTGTTCTGCATCGAAGGTTAGCTGCCCGTCAATGAGCTTGTAGGCGGAGTAATGCTCCGCAAAGTGCATCGGATCTGCCGGCTCCGGAGCGTCTATGGCATCCGGCATATTTCCAATAAACGCAAAGCTCAAAACGAAACCTTGCTCGTTCAGTAATACCTGCATAGTGCCTCCTTAGTTGATTCCATAAACCTTCGTAATCACGCCCGCATAACTTGATCCACCATAAGCAAGCGTTACAGTTGTTCCGGAATACGAAAGGTTGAAGGTTAGGTAGTTGGTTTCATCCGCCACCTGGTATTTCGTAGCCGTTGTTGTAATTGCTGCTTTGGGAACGGTGACGGAGATTAGGCCGGCGGTGGATTTGGGCTTTGCGATAATGACATAGAAGTTGTAGTTGCCGTAATTGAAGGTGGTGCTACCACTGCTCAAGCTACCGCTGTACAGCGAGGTTACAGAAACTCCAATGCCAGCCCGGGCATCGGCAGCAGTTGTACCACCCGTGCCACCCTTGGAAACAGGGATGGTCGCACCGCCGGAATGGTAAACGGTATATCGTGTGCCGGGGTGGGTAGCTGTTGCGATATTGGGCGCATAGTAAAGCGTACCACTGTGGGAATAAAGCCTGTCCCAGGTAGTACTACTTCGATAGAAGTTAATGCCTTCACCGGCAGAATCCACTGCGTCCGGGAAATATAAACCATTGATACCCACAATATCGCCATTGTTCAGATGCAAACCGTAAACACCATCTGTCCAATACTGGCTTCCGGTAGTGCTGATGCTCTTGGGGGCAATGGCTTGTCCGTTCACGATTGCCTTGGCTGCGTTGGCGGCGGTTGTAGCCCCTGTACCACCCTTGTTGATCGGCAATGTGCCGGAGATGTTCGCAACCGGCAAGGTACCGGAAAGAGAAGTTGCAGACAACGCACCATTCACTTCCACAGCCCCATCTAGGATGGTATCGCCAACCACATGGAGAGACGCTTCCGGATTGGGGGTGTTGATGCCCACCTTCTTTTTCCGCAGAGCCACCAGAGGTGTACCTTGGGGAATGACATAGTACAGATCCAAAGATGACAGCGAATTCAGCTGATCTCGCACCTGCAGATGGAAGTCATAGGAGATGTTGGAGTCCAAGGAGCATAGCTCTAAATTGGAGAAGCTGAAATTGATACCGTTTTTGGTAGCACTCGCCAGAATGCTTGTGTAAGAACCATAGCTTGTCTCACTGGTCGGCTTATACCGATAACGAAGGTACAGTAGGCTGTTATTTTCCGTGGATGCAGGCTTAATAGAGGAAATACTGCCGTTAAATATCAGCTGCATTTCCGCTTCTATATCGTTGGTTCTCCGCAGTGTTATTTCCTTGATTTTCGGCTTTGCATAAGCCAGGACCGTAACCTCGCGGGTATAGCTCACCGTATAGCCCCGGGAGTCTGTTGCTGTAACCACCACTTCCAAGGTGCCGGCTTTAGAAATTGCTCCCAGGTCTATGGCTGCGCCGGTGGTATTGGATGCTGTTACACCATTGCAAGTGGCTGCATAAGAAACAATGGAAGCACTGTTTCTTGCCGTTGCCTGGGCGGGAGTTACCTGCAAATACGAATGCCCTTGGATGAGATATTGGTCGTTTCCAGTTACAGAAACAGTATTTGTTCTGCTGTCACAATAAGAAAACGCACCCATCGAGGGGCCAGAGTTTGCCTCCATGGTTTGCACCGTACCCTTCTGTGTAGAGGTGTTGCCAATCTGTGTTGAGCCACTAAAGGTCTTCAAATCAAAGTTCATATCGAAGGACTTGATAGAAGCCATCGTGGACAGAAGTGTTGTTCTCTGTGCCGCAGTAAGGGTAATCGTCCGGTTTGCCGTTCCTTTCGCCCAGCCACTGATACCCGTAATGGTCAGATGGGTTGTGCCACCATAGGTTAAGGCAAGCGTGTGGGTGTAGGAAGGCTCATAAACAGTGACATTGAGCGTAATCGTAACTGTTGCGTTATCTGCCGTTACGGTGGACACGCTGTTTAATGCCGCACCACCAAGGGTTTTTACTGAGATGGCGCTTGACTCACCGTATACATAGTTGCTTGTTTTACGAGCAGCTACACGCACGGCATAGGTCGTATTGGGCGTTAGCCCTGTAACTGTTGTTGAAGCGGAGGTGTTGGCGGTGGTAGAGAAATCATTGCCTGTAATGCCGTCATCAAGGCTATAGCTCCACAGATCCACATTAGCAGAGGAGTTGGCCGTTATCTTAAAACCATCCGCCGTAATATTGGAAATGGAGCAAGAGATGGTAGGGGCTGTCCGGTCAATGTTTGTAAGGGTTATATTCGTCGTACCCGTTACCTTCCAACCACTACCGCCTTGGTCGTTGACTTGTATGCCGGTAACATCTATGGCAATGGGGCAAGTACCCGTGCCATCAGCACCGTGGTTGACTGTTACCGTTCCCCACGGAGCGCCAGCATAGTCACCATTGGCATTAACTGAAGTATAGGTGTTCAACGCACTGGGTCTTACGCTATGCGAACCTTGTATGGAGGAGAATGTAACAACCGTTGTGCCGTTGATTTTTAGTGAGCCATTGAGATAGTAAGTAAAGCCATACCAGTTAGAATTCTTAAATTGCAAATTGGTAATGGTCACAACCGATGTATTTGTCCTTGTGTCGTAGGTTTCAGACCAAAAGATTTTACCGGTTACGCCTTTGGTGCCGGACACTTCAAAAGAGCTGGATTTTCCTGTTGCCATAGCCTTACCTCCTTAGTCCAGAATAACAATATTCAAGCCATCCGATGCAGTTGGCATCGGCACAAACTTGGTTCTACCCACCGTTAATTCGCCATCCACGGTGGTTTTCTTGGTTATGGTTTCATCTTTGTTCAGGGTAAAGATTTTCTCCTCGTTGTAATAACCGGAGAATTCGGTGTTGTTAATGACCGTCCGCTGGGCAGAGTCGGCATTGGAAACCTCGATACCCCGGCGGTCTATTTTGACCTCGGTCGTGTAGATCTCGTTGGGAGCCGGCGTCCACTTATGAATGGTGCTACCTTCCGCAATGATGATGTCGGAGACATATAGGCTGGCAGCACGATTGTAGATATACAGAATCAGCGTACTGTCCTGCACATCCGGGATGACCCCGTGGTATTCCGTCCAGCCGAATGTGGAGGTCGTGTTGAAAAGATAGGCATATTTGTTGCCATTGTACTGTACGCGCAGATACGAGCTATAACTGCCTGCTGTCTTTCTGGCGCGGACAGAAACGGCATAAGAGGTGCCAGTAACCACACCGGTAATGGTCTGCTTCAGTGTGGAGTTTGCCCCCAACACAAAGCAGGAGTCCGATGTGGTGTTGTTTTGCACATCTGTGGAGCTATCCGTGGCCACTGTTCCGGTAAGAACCCAGTCATCCGTGATGCCGTTTAGGCCCGCGGAATTCTGCACATAGTTAATGCCTCCGGCAAACTGCTCCTGGACAGTAACGGTCAGCCCATCCACGGAGTGTTGCAGTTCAGAGACTTGCTCCTGCATTTCCAGCACCTTGCTCTGCTCTTCACCCAAATCCGTGGTGATGGTTTCCACTGTTTCCGTTAGGTTGGAAACATAGCTGTTCATACCATCAATGGAGCTTTGGAACTCACCAAAACGAGTGGTGTGGGTGGCTACTGTTTGCCGAAGCTCCTCGATGCCGTTTTGAAGCACCCAGGCAGTACCATCCCACACCATCGTTTCCGGAGGCGTAATCGCTGTGTTCACCCACAGCATACCCACATAGGGATTTTCCGGGGCAACATCAGCAGTAATAACATCGCAAATATTCGTGATTGTAATTTGTGCAACGCCCCGCATAATCTAGCCTCCTTACAGAGTGACGACCACCATAAAGGTAGCCTTGGTATCTACATCCGTGTTGGATACGGACAGAGTCTTACCGGTTTTTGTGCCGGAAGTTCCCCAAGAGGTGTCAACCGCACCATCCTTGTTGTACTTGGTCCAGGAATAAGTGCCCTTGCCCTCTGCGTCGATCTCCGCACCTGCCTGATAGACCACCGCCTTCAGCACCGTGCTGCCTTGTCCGTTCTTGAATACATCGCCGCCGGTGGAGGTAATAACCACCTGGATGGGGTCAGAGTTATCAATGAAGGTGGCAACATCAGCGAACTTGCTGTTGTAGGTGTTGGAGGAGGAATCGGAGTCTGTGGCCACGCACTTAAATACAGCATAGCTATCTACCGCTGCCGCATAGATGGTAATGGTGGAAGTGGTAGCGCCGGTGTACATACCTGTGGTGTCGGACAGCTTGCGCCAACCAGTACCGAAGTCAGCATCGTAGCCGGAAGCACCGGTGGAAGTGACAGTGGAATCCATAATCGCCCACTTGTAGGTGACATTGGTAATGTCCACGGTGCTACCGCGCCACAGTTCTGCCTTGGCAGTCAGCGTTGCCACCTCGTTGTTCTTGAATACATTGCCAGAAGGTGTGGTAACCAGCAGATCCGTAATGCCGGAGCCGTTGACCACCCGGCTGAAGGAAATGGTCAGCGGATGGGTAATGGACAGGCCGGTAGAAGCATCCTTGTAGGTAATAACGCAACGGTAGTCGATACCGGGCTGACCGGACATCACATTGCCCTTGATGGTAAGGATATGGCTCTTGGTGCCGGACAGAGCGTAGTTGCCGGAAGAGGTAATGGCGGTGCTGGAACTGCCAATGTACCACTTCACAGAGGTAACGCTACTGGAAGTAATCTGATCCGTGGTAGTGCCGATCACATACAGACTGGGAGTCAGCACCAGGTTGGTGGAAGCCCAGTTGGGAGTATAGGTGTCGTTGTCGGGGTTGTACATCTGGGTTTTTGCCAGATTGGACCCGATATAACCGGTTAGGGTTAACGCGTCATTGTAGTCAACAATTGTAAATTGACCTTGTGCCTTGCTCATATAAAACCTCCTAATTTAGCCGAGTAGGCTTTTTCTTGTGGTAGTATCAATCAAATCGCAAAAGAAGGTGGCTTGGACATCCACATCCTCTGCGGTAATATCGACGGATTTTGAACCGCCGAAATGGGCTGCATTCCAAACGGCATCCGTCACAGGATCGTCCGAAACACGAGTCCAAATAAACTGATTTTCATCAAGGGTATCCGTGATGTTCTCGTCCCAGGAAAAGACGGTAGCATATAATGTGGTTTTGATATTGCCGTTTTTGAAGATGTTACCGTGGGTGCTGGAAATGACCAGTCGGTACATCTTCTGCTCCTCAATTCCGGTAATCCGGTCACTCTGCTCCTGCACCTCTTCCGAGGTCGCATAAGCACGAAGCACCACCTCACCAGTTTCCAAATCCCAATAGGACGAGCCGTCCTGGGACTGCAGGACACCGGCTTTGATGATGTTGGCAACCAGTGTGCCGGAAGTGATAAAGTTGGCAACAATCTGCCCGTCGGCGGTGATAGCCGTCTCATAAGGACCGTTGTAGCCGTTGCTGCTGAAGCCCAAGCCGCCCACATTCCACCGCCATACATTTACTGCCTCCTCAATGGTAGGAGCATCCAGGATAAGAAGCTCATAGGGCTGTCCGTTATCATCGGCGGTGTGAATGACCACATAGCCTCCGGTTTGTCCGGTGATTAGCCCTGTGGCGTTTTTGATGGCGGAATTCATCAAGGTGGGAAACCGATCCACCTGGGAGACAACTTCCTCTACGGCAGCTTCCGTGGAGGATACTGTGTTCAGTAGATTGGCTTTTGCCGAACCCAAAGTGATAGACACATATTTCTCTGCCAGGGTGTCGTAAACGGTGGTTATGACCTTTGCTTTTGCGGAGATCCCCAGCACAGAATGCCGAATGGTAACGGTGTCGCAAAGGGAAACTCTCTCCAAAACAGCAGCATATTCCGGCTGTTTCCAAAGAGGCTCAAAGGAAACCGTCAGCGTAGGAATTGCCGTGCCAAGCGGATTGTTTTGCAGATAGTTGTTGGCGTATGCCCGTAGCCCATCAACAGTTACCGGGCTTTCTGTGCCGAAATGCTCGGTGAAATCCTTGATGAGTGTCTTCCGCTGCACCAAGGTAGTATCAACAATGGGGATCAGCACCTCCGGCAGGGTTACTGCCGTTTCTGTGCCGTCCTCCGCCGTTAGGACTGCATAGGGAAGCAAATCCGTGTATGCACCGGAATTATCATCGTCGTGTTCCAGGGCGGTTAGGTTCTTACCGTACTCAATGACCACACCGGTATGCTGTCCACGGCCTTGGTGGTGAATTACTTTGAAGTTATCCCATTCGTACTCGCCGCCCCACAAATCTAGGAAGGAGCCGGCCACGCCGCCGAGGCAAGCCCGCACACTTTGGGGCTTGGTAACAGAAAACGCCTTGGGGGCAGAATAGTCTGTTTGGCAGGTGAAGTTATGGGGTGTTGCTGTGTTCTGAAAGATATGCTCCATCGCCAAGGTGGGAGAAATGGATTCGCTTTCAAATTGTAGAGCAGCGATGCCAGACAGATCGTAACTGATATGCTGGGCATACACCGTTATCTGCCCGTTAATGGGTGTGGAAATGCGATAAATGCGGAACACCTGGTCAGCCGCCGTATCATTCGGCTTTGCTTTGACCAGGCGTTCCTTTACGATTTCCTTATACAAACTGCCGGTTACAGGATACTTGAATTGGCACTCATACGCACCATTGCGTTCCTCCGTTACCTCACAGAAGGTACAGTCCCGGAGAACGCCGATGCCGTAAGTGTCGAAATTTGTCGAATTGGCTCGAAACAGTACAGGGATCATAAGGTCACCCACCTTGGCAGGATGTCAATCCTAGAGACATTCCCGGTAAAAGATATGGTGTTTTGTCCCCAGCACAGCTTGGGAAAGCCGTCCCCAACGACCATATCATTTCGCAGTTCTGGACCTTTGTAGAAGTTCATCAGTTCAGAATCCACTTCGATATAATCGTCTAGGTCAAGGAAGTTCCAAGTGCTGTTCCCGGCACTGTTTTGGATGGTGAGGGTAACCGGTCCGGAGCCGTAGATTTTGAGGTAGGGCTTGCTTGCCGTAATATAGGGGTTTGTCAGCACAGTACCGGATGCGGTGATGCTATGAGGGCGAGAGCCAGCCAAGTTGTAACGGAAAGGCAGACAGGAGAAGCTGACGGTAAACACACCAATGCGGTTCAGTTCATCCTCGATATCCAGTTTCCCGGCATAAACCGCCTTCCGGTAAAACTCTGCATCATAGGTATCGGTTAGGTCGTGATATCGATCCGGCTCCTCATACAACCATTCCTTCACAGCCGTAATTTTTTCTGCCAGCTCCTGCGTAGATTTGGCAGGCAGAAACACAGAATAGGTCACCTGCACATTGGGATACCTTCCCGGGCCGGCGATCAGTTCGCCGTCTCTGCCCGGGATAGTAAGGAAGTCCACCTCGTACTCCGGAGCAGAAAAGACGTTTTTACTTTCAATACGCAGACCCATATCCAACGAACTGGTGCCGTTATATTCAAAATAATTCACGCAAATACCACTCCTTTCCGCTTTGCGAACTGTCCGGCAGTGACCATAACCTCATTGGTCAGCTGCTGAATATCCTCGTTGGTGTAATTGTTGAAGGTAGAGATGTTCAATACCAATTGCAAGCCAGAGGGTGCAACAGCCCCACTTGCCGAGGCTTTGACCGTAGCCCCGATGTCGCCGTCCACGGTGAAATCGGTAGGCAGTGCGGTTTCCATATCCTCTGCAAGCCCGTGCATAACATCGGTAATGTCAGCACTCATACCTTCGGCAGCCTTCACGGCGTCTTTGCCGTTAGTTTTAATGGAACCGGCAAGACCATCCACCAGCATTTCGCCGATCCAGCCCATCTCTTTCGAGGGAGACGCAATTCCAAAGAAATCGCAAATGCCGTCCCAGATAGAGGAAATCCATCCGGAGACCTTATCCCACAGCCAAGAAGCAAGGGACTGGATGCCCTGCCACAAGCCCTTGACCAGGTTGACACCGACCTCTGCCATCTGGGATACACCCTTGCCCAAGGCACTGACGATGCCTGTGATAATCTGCGGAATTGCCTTCACAATTTCGATGATAATGGTGGGTAGGTTGGTGATCAAAGAGGTCAGCAACTGTATGCCAGCTTGGATAATCAGGGGGATGTTATTCAGAACAGCGTTGATGATGCCGGTAATGATGTCCGGGATTGCACCAACGATGGTAGTGATAATCTGCGGCAACGCTTGGACGAGGGAAATCAACAGGTCAATACCGGCTTGGATGATTTGGGGTATCGCCTGTAATACCGCTGTAATGATACCCTCGATGATTTGGGGTATTGCTTCTACGATGGCGGTGATGATTTCCGGTAGTGCTGCCACCAGGGAGGTAATCAGCTGTATGCCGGTTTCGATGATCTGGGGAATCGCATCCAGTAAGAATGTGATAATGCCCAGTATGATTTCCGGCAGTGCCGCAATCAGCACCGGGAGAGCATCCAGGACACCTTGTGCCAAGCCGGTAATCAGCTGAAGGGCGGCATCCAAAATCATCGGCAAATTCTCGATGAGGGTCTGCACAATCTGAACAACCACCTGGATAATGGTGGGGATCAAAGTAGGCAGCGCCTGGGCGATACCCGTTGCTAGGGTAACCACCGCCTGCAAAGCGGCGTTGAGGAGCATCGGTAGGTTGGCAAGAATGCCGTTGACCAATGCCAGCACCAACTGCAATGCACCCTCTGCAATCTGCGGTAGTGCCTCGATAAGCCCTTGCAGAAGCATAAAGATAATCTGCGAGGCGGTATCGATGATCGTAGGCAGATTTTCAACGATTGCGTTTGCCAAAGAGCCGACAATTTCACCGGCAATTTCCATCAGTTCCGGCAAAAACTCCATGAACATATCCAGCACTTGGGGGAGCAATTCGCCGATGACTTCGCTCATCTTGCTGATGTCACCATTGGCATCCAAGATGCCGTTGGTGAACTCACCAAGTAGAGCATTGCCTTCGGTGGCAAGGTCGGTCAGTACCGGAAGCAACACCGTGCCTAGAGCATTCTTTGCCGCCGTTGCACCGACACTCAAATACTGGAGTTGGTCATCCAACGCACCATAGGCGGACAGCATATCATCGCTGACCACATATCCGGCGGCGTGGGCTTGTTCACCCAGCTCGTTCATTCGCTCCGCACCGGCCTCAATCAGCGGATTTAACTCCTGTGCGGATTTGCCAAGGATCTGCATTGCTAGGGCATTACGCTCGGTTTCGTTTTCAACTTTGCCTAGGGCGTCGATAACTTCCCAGTAGACCGTGTCCGAATCACGCAGAGAGCCGTCGGTATTTGTTACCTGGACGCCAAGCTTCTCATAAGCCTCAACAGAAAGCTTTGTGCCGTCTTGCACCGCCTTCATAGACTTGATTTGCTTGGCCATCGACTTTGTCAGCGTGTCTGTGGAAACATCGACCAGTTCCGCAGCGTACATATACTCTTGGAGCTTGTCCGTTGCGATACCCGTGACTGTAGACTCCGTCAAAACTGTATCTGCGTAGGCTGCACCCGCAGTCGTCATCTCGACCAGTGCTTTGGCACCGGCAACGGCAGCCGTGGCAACAGCTGCGAAAGCCGCCGCCATCGCTGCCGCCGTAGCCTTACAAACAGAGCCTAGTCCTTCAAAGCTACCCTTGGCTTCATCGGACTCTTCGGCGGCATCTTCCACATCCTCCGCCATCTCATCAGCACTGTCTCCAGCATCGTCCATCCCTTTTTCGGCACGGTTCAGGGCGGCGGTGTTATCCTCCAGCTCCTTCTCCATGCCGATTAGGGCGGCTTCAGCGTTATTCAGTTGGATTTGCCAAGCTTGCGTCCGGCGATCATTTTCGCCAAAGGACTCGGCAGCGTTCTGCATCGCGGCACGGAGGGTTTCCACCTTCTGTCGCTGTGCATCAACCTGCCTGCCCAACGCCTCTTGACGGGCGGTAAGGGCTTCTACGGAGGTATCGTTGGCATCAAACTGGGCATTCACCAGTTTCATTTCTGAACCGAGGACTTTGAAGGTTTGGTTGATTTCCGAGATAGATTTCTTAAATTCCTTCTCGCCATCAAGACCAATTTTTAAGCCAAATTCATCTGCCATTTACACCACCTCCTTAGATACCTTCCGGGATTATTTCGTCAATGAAACGCTCCCGTTTGGGTTTGCAGATGCCGGAATATTGCTTGTGGCATTCCCAAAGGTCCAAAAGAAGGCCAAAGCACATCAAATCCACCTCGTCCGCAGACAGGTGGAGATGTGCCAAGCCATAATAAAGCAGCCGGGTGAACAGTTCATCGTCTGTTACTCGGCTGCTACTGCGTTTTTTGTGTCCGCCTCACTTTCAATATTCCGCTTGGTGCCCTTGTACAGAGCTTCGGTGATTGCCGCCTTATAGGTAGCCAGTTCCGAAGGTGCTGTCAGCAGCTCCACCACATCCTCGGTCAGCAGTTCCCGGGGATCGTCCCGGTGCTTGAGGTTGTGGATCAAAATGGACTGGTTTGCCAGGAGCGTGATAAGCCAGACGATTTCGCCCAAAGCCATCTCGAAGTTCTCCGACTTCATCAGCTTATCGCCCAAGTTCTCCAAGCCGCCATAGCGACCTGCGATTTCTCGGGTTGCCTTGGTGGTCAGCAGCAGAGTGTACTCCTCACCGCCGATGAGGATATTAGCAGTGCGTTCATTCATATAGCCGTTCCTCCTTATTCAGCGGTCTGTGTGGCGTAGGTCGGCTCGTAGACCGACTTGTACCAGTTGGTGATAATGTTGTTGGCAACAGACGCATCGCCCTCGGTTGCCTCTACCTTCCAGGGGTGGCGGTTCTTCTCGTCCACCTTGTTCCGGCGGAGAATCGTACCCTCGATGGTGGGGGTGTTAAAGGTGATGCTGTCACCCTTGGTAGCCAGGGCGGTGGCAGGAATGCCAAACACCACTCGGTACAGCCAAAAATACTTATACTTGCCGTTGGACTTCTTGGCGCGGAAGCCAACCGCAACGGGAGTGCCGCCGTCCTCTGCGGTGGCTACCACGACGCCATTGGCATCAATGGTTGCTCCGGTAAGGTCAGAAGCCGCACCGGCACCGATATCGTCCACACCCAAAGAAAGGGTGCCGGACTTGAATTCCTTCACGATTTCCGCAGCACCATCGTCTGCGTACAGGGTTGCTTCGGCAAGCTCCACAGACAAGTCTGCGGTCATTGCCTTTGCCAACTGAACCGGGGTGGCGTAGGTTTCGTTGCCTTCCTCATCCTCGGTAATCTTGGCATAATACAGTTTGTCGAGACCAATTGTGGCCATAGTCATTCCTCCAGTTCATAACATTGGGCTACATCCACCGCATAGTGGTAGTAGCCGGTTTCCGTTTCATAGCCGATGTACCTTCGCTCTGTGATGGTCAGTTCCGCTGCCAGCAGTGCCTTTACAATGGCATTCTTCTCCTTTGTGTAGCTACCTTGGCAGTACAGGGAAATACGAGCCTCCTGCACTTCTGCATTGGGAGCATTGTCAGCGTGGAGATCGAAGGTATCTACAATGGGGACAACCACGATATATTTCACAGGTGCTACCCCAGTAAACACACCGGTTTCCATAGGAATATCCAGTCCGGAAAGTGCCGACTGGATGTCCGCAAGAACGCTCATAGCTTACCGACCTCCTCTTCCAGTTTTTGCATCATTGCATTTTGGCAGGCTGTTTTGGATGCACTCTTAGCAGGTTTTAGGAAGGGCTTTGCTGGCTGTCCGTGCTTACCGTATTCCAGGATCGTGGCAAGCTTTGCATTACTGCCACCATCCCGACGAGGCTCGGCAAAACCAAGCTTGATATTGTGATTGCCATTTCTGTCCACCTTTGCCGGAGTCAAGCCGAGAGCATTTTCCAATTCACCCGTGGATCGAGAGTCGTACTTTGTACCACTACCGACCACGGCAGATAGGTTGCTCCTAGCTCTGTCAAGAATAATCTCCCCACCGGCTTCTAGGACAGATTCTGCAATGGCATCAAAGTTACTGCCGAGCTTGGACATTCGCTCCAAGAACTCATCCGGCATTTTGATATCAACCTTTGCCACTGGTAGCCACCACCTTTTTAGCTAGGGCTTCCACATACATCCCGCGACCTTTGACGTCCTCTACGGAGGTGATTTCATAACGCTCACCATCGCAGACGATAATATGATCCGTGGTCACAGGCTGCCCCGGGATACACCGAAACCGGAAAAGGTCAGTCGCCTCGGAGAAGGCGGCAAGATTAGCCCACCGCTGACTTCCGTGGCGACCTTCCCGGTAAACACGAATGGAAGCGAGAGTTTCCTCCACCGTAGTGGCGAAACCCTCGCTATCTTTCACACGCCTTACGGCAACGATATCCGCAAAGCCATTCATTTTTCCAAAGCTCATCGCTACACCTTCCAATTCCGATCAAGCCGGAGAAGCATATTGACCGTGTTCCAGGTTTGCTGTCCGGCTTGTACATTGTCTGCAAAGAAGCCACCGGTGCTGCCGTCCCGGGACTCATAAAAGTGGGACGACAGCATAATGACTGCTTGCTCTGTGGTGGGAGGCATCGCATTTTCCGAATAGTAGCCTTCGGGAATATGCTGATAGCTTTCCGCATAGGCAATGGCAGCGGTGATGAAGCTCTCCAGCAGAGGATCGTCAGCCTCGTGTTCCAATATTAAGTTTTGCTTGACCTTTGTCAGAAGTTCACTCATCACCGCCACCTCCTGTTATCAGGATGCGGAGCCGAGCTGCAGCACCTTGACGGCTTCGGGCAGGATCAGCTTTGCATCCACACGCTTGGTAGCCAGGAAACCGACCTGACCCTTGGCTGCGTACAGCTCGTTCAGGCGACGGAAAGTGATGCCCTCACGGTCACCGATCCAGTAGTAGGACAGGTCACCAAAGGCAATTGCCTTCTGACCGGCACCGATGCTGGGGAATGCGGTAGAAGTGTAAACGGGACGACCCAACAGCATATCGGGAGTACCATCCTTGAGAGAGGGCTGCCAGATAAACTGACCGTTCTTGTCCTTCAGCAGACGCAGGGCGTTGACGGTGGAGTCGTTCAGCAGCCACACAGCCTTGCTCCGGTAAGGTGCGCGGAGGCTGTAGTACAAATTGATAACATCGTCAGCGGTGATTTCGGTAGCGGAAGCGGTGGTAACACCAACCTCTGCACCAGTATCAGCATCCAGCAGACCGGTAGGCTTGCCGTTGCCGTCGCCGGTGAGGAATGCAACCTCCTCGGCATTGGTGATACGCTTGGTAAACTCCTTCTGGAAATACTCCTCCAGGTTGAAGGCAGCGTCGTTGAGCAGCTCCTCGGAAATCTTAATCAGGGCAGTCAGCTTGTGCGCACCGATGTACTGCTGACCAAAGGTCTCAGTAGTCTCGGGGATCTCACCGGCTTCCTCTACCCAGTTGGCAGTGCCGTGAGAGGTGACCACAGGGATCTTGTGAACACCGCAGGCGGTGATAAAGGTGTGGGACAGCTTACGGACAACCATCTGGTCGTTGAGGGCAGCGATTAACTGCTTCTCAAAGGTGTCGGGGACGAGATAACCACCATCGGCATCTACGCCCACGCTCAAGGCATTACGAACCTCGACACTGGTCTTGTTCCGCATCTGATTCCAGAAGGAAGTCTTGTAGGCATCTGCCGCACGGCCAGGCTTGGTGTCCACCTTTGCGGTGGCAGGCTTGCCGGTGATGGGAGTGCTGGTAGGAGCGTTCATCTGGCGGTCGATTGCCTCCTGGCGTTCCATACGGTCGATTTCGGTGCTATAGTCCTGCACCTTCTGCTCCATCTGGGCATAGGTAGCGGCATCCTCGGCGGTCATCAGGCCGTCAGCATCCCGCTTGGTTTCCACGAAAGCCTTGGCGGCTTCCCAAGCTTTGTTGCGCTTTTCACGCAGTTCAGAAATAGTCATAGTAAAATTACCTCCAGTTTTTGATGAGATTGAGCCGATCCAAAAGGTCATCGGCTTTGTGTGTACGGGTGGGTGTGGTAGGCTCACTGGCCTGGGGCTTGGGGGCAATCCGGCACTTGGCTGCCAGCTTTGCCTTGAGAGAGTTGACGACATTGGCTTCGGAATACAGCATAGAAACTGCAGGAACTTCCATCGCCTCTGTCTCTGTGCGACTTAAAATGCCATCTGCAAAGCCAAGTTCCATAGCCTTGTTTGCGTCCATCCAGGTCTCTGCGTCCATCAAGTGAGACAGCTTTGCACGGGACAGACCAGTCTTGATTTCGTAGGCATTGATGATGGAATCCTTAACGGAAGCCAGCATCTCGATTGCCTTCTGCATTTCCGCAGAGTCGCCAAAGGCAACCGTCATGGGGTTGTGGATCATCAGCATAGACACGGGAGACATCAGCACCTTTGTGCCGGCCATAGCAATAACCGAGGCAGCAGAGGCAGCGATGCCGTCAATCTTGACGGTTACATTGCCGGGGTAGTCCATCAGCATATTGTAGATTTGTGCTGCCGCCACACAGTCGCCACCGGGGGAATTGATCCATACGGTGATATTGCCGGTGCCGGCCATCAGTTCATCCTTGAACAGCTGGGGCGTGACATCGTCATCAAACCAGCTTTCCTCTGCGATGGTGCCGTTGAGATGCAGTGTTCTCTCCGCCGGGGTCTGTTCCGCTTCCGGATTCAGCTCCGGATTGGTCTCCGCCAGATTCGTCCACTTCCAAAACTTCTTCATCGGGGTTGTTCTCCTTTCCTTCAGTTGTTGGGGTAATATTTGCAAAAGCTCCAGCATTGCCCATGGGGAGCATATTGCCGTTAATGAGGTACAGGTCGCCGCCCTGATCGGCAGGGATACGATCCTGGTTCTCCAGCTCACGGATGTCATTGGCGGACATCCAGCCATTCTGCCGAGCGATGGCATAGCCGTTCAT